TTTTATTGATGAAATAAAAAAAACAATAAATACTTTACATTATGTTATAAATCATATGTATGAAGAATTAAAAAATTCTAAATCAACTGATTGTATTGAAAGAACTCCTAAAAAAAAATTTACTTGTTTATCTGGATTATCTTTTATATCTATTGTAATATTTTTATATTTTAATCTACTCATATAATTATTTTATTTATTTAATTTTATATTAAAGAAAATATAAAAATAAATAAATATTATAGAATAATAAATGGATATAGAAAATATTTATATAGAAAATAGTGAATTGAAAAATAGTGAAAGTATAGAAGAAATATCATGGATAGAATCAGTTGAAGATGAATTAAAAAGTTCAAATATAATTAAAGATAAAATGTTATTAACGAATGAAGTAGAGGAAATAAATATAGAAAATCGAGAAATATTAAATAATATTAAATTTAATGAAAAAACAGATTTAGAATTATTTACATATCAATTAAATATATTAAATAATATTAAAAAAAATTTAAAAGATATTCAAAAAGAAATATTAATTGAATATATTAATTGGTTAAGAGTAAGTTCAAAATATTTAAGTGATAAAATTGGATTACAAATATTTTATCATAAATATAATCTATCAGATAAAAATTTACCAAGATCATCATATAAATTCTGTAATTTTAATTATGAATGTAATTTTAATTATAATTGTAAAAAAAATAATGGTTGTTATGCCCAACATTATGTAACAAATTTAGTATATGCTGATATAGATGCTTTATATAATTTTATAAAATTTAAGGATATCAAAGATGACAGTTTTATTGATGAAATAAAAAAAACAATAAATACTTTACATTATGTTATAAATCATATGTATGAAGAATTAAAAAATTCTAAATTAACTAAATGTATTGAAAGAACTCCTAAAAAAAAATTTAATCGCAAAAATTAATATATTTATTAAAATATATTAATAATTAAAGTTGTTAGATGAATCATTTATATTTATTGGTATATTAAATTTATCTAAATTATTTAAAAAATCAGGTTCTTCTGTTTTATTATTTTCATCGTATAATAAATCTATATAATTATCAAATTCATCTGGTTTATTTATTAAATCATTTTCTTTCATTAAATATATCGTTTTTAATATTATTCTTATTGAATCTATTAAAACTATTTCATCTAATTCATCTACTGATTCTATATTATGTTCGGTTATTAATCTCTCTAATAAATCTTTATTATATTCATATTCTTTCTTTCTTTCTTCTAACTCCTGTTTCTGTTTAAGTAAATTCTTTTTATATGTATATGATTTAGTATAATTATCTACATATTTATCATATTCTGTTGTATGATTCTCTTTTATTTTATTTAAATTATTATTTTCCTCTTCTTTTAATATCTTCAATTTATCTATATAATTAGTTATATTCATTAAATCTTTATTATTGTCTTCATTTGTTGTATTTTCATTGTCTTCATTTGTTTGATTATCTTCTTCAATAGATAATGATTTATTATCATTTATTTGTTGTTGATTTAAATTAATTAAATTTATATCTTGATTAAATAATTTATTAAATTCATCATCTTGATTATCATTAATATTTGATTTTTGATTATTAGATATTCTTTTATAAACTGGTATATACTCCACTTTATTAGATTTATTTACAGTATTAATTGTATTAGTAGTATTAGTAGTAGTAAATAAAATTTTAATAGAATTTAAGAAATTAATATTTTCATAAGATTTAATTTTAATAGTTTTATTTTTTTTTGTAGATTTAATAGTAAAATCTGTTAAATCTAAATAGTATTTATTAAGATTATATGGAGTTAATTTGAATTGTTCTTTAGTTCTTTTATTTATATATAAATAATTAAAATTTGAATAATTATAATTAAAATTATTATGTTTAAAAATTTTTATTAAATCAATAATATGAGATAAATATTCATGAACAACCATTTCAAAATTATTTGAGTTATATAATATTTTTTCATAATCTATATTTTGAATTAAATAATAATAATACATATATATTATAATAACAATATTTTTTTGAATTAAAAACTTAATATTCTTTTCAAATATAAATTAAAAACTTATTATAATAATAATGAATTATAAAATATTTATAATAATTAGATTTAGTATAAATTTTAATTATAATAATGGAAATATGTCATGGAAGCATATTGGAGTATTAAAACCTATTAAAAAATGGGATACAAAACGATTAGATAAAAGGTTTTGTTTATTTGAGAATATATGTTTGCCATCATTAATAAATCAAGTAGATAAAACAAATTTACATATAATAATAATAATATCAAAAGATTTACCAATAGAATATCAATCAAAATTAATAAAATTAGTAAGAGAATATGAATATATTCATGTTATGTATTATGATGGAACATTATCAAATACATATATTAAAAGATATATTGATAATAATACAGAAATAATAGCAACAATTAGATTAGATGATGATGATGGAATAAGTCCTGATTTTGTAAAATTATTAAGTAAATATTGTAAAACAAAATATATTAATAATGTAGTATCTTTTTCAGAAGGAATAATATTACAAATTAAAAAAAATAAATTAACATATAGAACACATAGTTCATCATTAATAGCATCTGGTTTATGTTTAATACAAGATATTAATAGTAATAATAATATATATACTGATACACGACATAGAAGATTACATAAAATATATAATGTTATAACAGATAAACAACAATATATGTATGTTGTTAGTAATCATATATATGGAGATGAAGAAAGAGTAAAATTTAGTTATATAAATAATCCATTAACTGATACAATAATTAAAAAATATAATTATATAAAATTTAAGAATTTAGAAAAAATTGACATATAAATAATATATTATAAAATCTCTTATAGATATATTAAGGGAAATGAACAACGAAATTAACAACGATAATTTAAATGAAAATACTGAAAATACTACTAATGTTAATCAAAATATCCCTAATGTATATCCATCTTATATAAATCCATTTTTTAATACTTATAATTTATATTTAGATCAACTTAAATATCAACAAATCATGGAAGCAAGATTAGATATTTTATCTAAACAAATTGATATTCTAAATAAAAATATGGAATCTATTCATGAAAAAATTAAATCTTTAAATAAAACAGATTATAATAAAAATAATAATAATAATAACTATAATAATTATAATAATTATAACAAAAATAGATATAATAAACCACAATATCCAAATAATCAATACAATAAATATCCAAATAATCAATATAATAAATACCCAAATAGTCAATTAAATAAAAGAAAGTCTTTAATAAATCCATCATTATTTACTAATAGTCCTTTTGAAATTTTAAAAAAAGAATTAGAAGAAAAACAAGAAGAGGATAAAGATGAAGATAAAAATAAAAAATCAAAAATATTTATGAGTAATGGACCACTTGGATTATTAAGTATTATTGTTACTGAAAGTAATAAAAAAGATGAAGAACGACAAAAAGAAAAAGAACTAGTTAAATCAGAAGAAGAAGAAATATCAGAATATAATAGTGAAGATGAATTTGAAGAAATAAAAACCGATATAAAAACGATTGATGATTTAATAAGTTTAGGGAGAATGTATGAAGAAATAAAAGAACAAGTAGAAAAAGAAACTGAATTAAATAATACAGATACAGAAAATAAAACAAAAAAAGAAGAGAAAAAGAAGGATAGTACAAGTATAATAATAGGAAATAAACGATATGGAATTAATTTAGAGATATTAAATAAATTAATAAAACCATTAGAAAAATTAAAATCAATGATAGGATTAGAATTAGTGAAGAATTCAATAGTAGATATGATATTATATTATTTACAGAGTTTTGAGAAGAGAAACAAGAATATGTTACATACAGTAATAGAAGGTCCACCAGGTGTAGGTAAAACTGAATTAGGTAAAATATTAGCCGAAGTATATGCTGGATTAGGAATAATAAATAATAGTGATAAATTTAAAATAGTTAAAAGAACTGATTTAATTGGAGAATATTTAGGTCACACTGCTCATAAAACACAAAAAGCAATAGATGATGCTGAAGGTGGAGTATTATTTATAGATGAAGCATATTCATTAGGAAATGATGAAAAAAGAGATAGTTATTCAAAAGAATGTATTGATACATTAAACTTAAATTTATCTGAAAATCGTAATTTCATATGTATAATTGCTGGATATCCAGATGAATTAGAAAATTCATTTTTCTCATATAATCCTGGTTTAAAAAGAAGATTCCCATTTAAATATAGAATAGATGGATATAATGAAGAAGAATTAAGAGATATTTTTATTAAAAAAATCAAAGATTCAAATTGGAAATTAAATGAAGAAGAATTAAATAAAAATAAATTAACTGACTTTTTTAAAACAAATAAGAAACATTTTATAAATTATGGAGGTGATATAGAAAATTTAATTGTAAATTGTAAATTCATGCATTCAAGAAGAATTGTAGGAAAACATCCTAAATTTAGAAGATTATTAAATAAGGATGATATTTATAATGGATTAGATAAATTTGTATCTAATAAAAAGAATAAACAAGATGATGATCGAGATAAATATGCTAATATATATGTTTAATTTATTATAAAATAATATAAAATTATTATAATAATTAAAGATTTATATATAAATGTTAAAAAAAAATATAAAATAATATTATATTAAATATGAGTTCAAATTGCGGTTGCAAACAAACTAAACCAAAATGTTGTAATCCATGCCAAAAAGTAGTTACATGTGGTCAAGTAAAAGAATGCTGTGAAAAGAAAAACAAATGTTGCCCTAATTGGGTTTTATTTAGAGGAAAAGAAGTAATTGGAACTGAGAATATTGTTGCTGGTATTGGTGTTTTAGGAGGAAAACAATTAATTGTACAATTATTTAACTGGGTAAGAAAAGATTGCAAATTTGTTGGATTCTCTTTCACATTACCAGAAAATGTTGAAGTTCAAAGTTTCACAGTTAAAACTTGCAAAGACACCTTTGTAGGAACACAATGTGATATTAGTGATCTAAAATGGTTACACCCAGGTGCTAAATGCTGTGGAGGATGTTTCAATGAAATTACTGAAGTAGAATTCTGTTTAAGATCAGCAGAAGTTGTAACTCCACCAACTCCACCAAATCCACCAGCTCAATAAAATCCACCAGCTGTTTAAATTATTATTAATTTTAATAAATTTATTAAAATTAATAAAGTAATTAAATAATACAAATATTTAATAACATTTTTATTATTTATTATTGAAATTAATGAATAATAATAAACTAATTAAATATTTTTTTAAAACATTTAATAATATATTTATTATTGAAATTAATGAATAATAAAAAAGTAATTAAATAATTTTTTAAAATATTTAATGACATTAATATAACAGTCATTACACCAATCATCAATAGAACAAATTTTTTTATTAGAAATACATGTTAATTTAATATTATTATATGGTAAATTTAATAATTTTGAAAAAAATTTTAAAATATATATTATATCTAATTGATTAAAAGTGTTAGTTTCTATTTTATTAGTTATTTTTTCAATATCTATTTTATAATAAATATTTTTTTTAATATTTATATCCAAATTACTATTTAAAAATAAATATTTTAAATTAGTAATAAATATTAAAACTTTAGAATGTTTTAAATCATAATTATTTAATATTTTATTCCAAAAATTATTTTTAATAGAATCATTAATTAAAATATTTTTATATAATGGTAGTAATTTACTTAAAGATACATTAAATTCATATTCAAACATATTATTGATTATATTATTAATATTATTAATAATTATGACATTTGAATTATCGTAATGTAATATTTTAAAATTATTTTTTAATTCAATAATATAATCTTCTATCACTTTAATATTTTGTTTTGAATCCCATATTCTATATGTTGAATAAAATGTATCTAATATATTTATAAATTCCTCTAAATTCTTAGTTATTAAATTATCTATTGTTGTCATATCTATTATTATTTGAACTAAATTATTTGAATCACTTTTTAATTTAGTTATATAATAATCTTTATCATCTATAAATATATCTTCTGGATATAAATGAATATAAAAACTCATTAATATTATCTCTGTTATGTCTATTTTATTTACATCTAAATAATTTGATAAAATATTATTAATATTATTTCTATATTTTTTATTATTAAATTTTTTAATAAAATAAAGTTTATTATTTATTAATAATTTATTAAATTTTAAATTCATAATATCTTGTTTAAAATTATCAATATTATATTCTTTGTTTAATTTAATAACATTATAGGCTAATTCCATATTAATATATTTTCTATATATATATAGATGGGAATAAAATCCAGTAAAATTAAATTAAATAATTTAGAGATAACTGATTATAATTTCATAAAAATACCATCAGGGTATGAATTAGTTAAAATAATATCATATGAATGTGAGTTATATAATACAGTAAATTTAAATAAACAAATAAAAAATACATTTGATATATTAATTTCAAATAATAAAAATAAAACAGTTGATATTTGTTGTCTTCAGGGAATTAATGATTATAAATCAGCCTATAAATTAATAAAATATATTAAACAATATGCTTATGAAAAAAATATAAGTTTTTATTTTTCTCCAAATTTTGATGATGTAAATCATACATCAATTACTAATGAAAAACTAAGTAAAGATGGAAATTCATATAATATAGATAATATTAAAAAGAAAATAGTTCAAAATATAATAATAAGTAGATATCCAATAATAACTACAATATATACTGAATTAGATGATAATGTAGAAATAGATAATATATTAGGAACAAGAATATTAACTGGAGCAAATATATCTATTTATGGAAATATTATTAGTATATATAATATTTCCTTACATAAGAATATTAATTCTGCTAATATAAGAAATGATAATGTAAGACTCAAAGAATTAGAATCTGTATTTGGTGCTATTGAAAATAATAAAAAAAATTTAAAAAATAAAGTTTTTAAACATTTTTTTTCTACTGATATTCATTTATTAGTTGGAAATTTTAATATTTATGAAAAAAATGGAGAAGAATTAAATTATGAATATGTAGAATTAATTAAAAAATATCATATTGTTGATATATATAGACATTGTAATAATGAAAATGATGGTTATACAACATTATCTAATCAAAGAATTAATTATATATTCTTTTTATTATTAGAAGAAGTATATAAAAATAAAAGATTTCTTAAAATTGAATCATCTAAAGAATTAATTAATTTTATTTTTAAAACTTATAATTTCTTAATTCTTGATTCTACTATTATTAATAATTCTAATAATTTTTTCCCTATTGAATTCGTTTTTATGATATTCAAAAATAATCATTGATTATTTATTAAAATTATTTAATAATAATTTTAATATGTTTTATTCCAATTTAAATGTCCTCGAGCTTTACCAAAATGTGTATGGGGAGACCATGGTATATTAAAATTTTGTTGTTCATATAAATCATTTAATTTACTTTCACACATTATTTCATCAACATATTTAAATGGAACATTTTTAGTAAAATTATTGTTATTTAAGAAATAACCAGGCATTGTTCTGTTCGCTATTCCTAATATATTTCTTACATCATAAAATGATAATCTATTATCATTAAATCCTGTTTTATTTAAATATACTTGATTTGGAGCATTCCAATCATATCTTAATCCTGTATTTGCTTCATCTTCATCTATACTTGTTAAATTATATGGTCTTGGAAATCTTAATTGTGGATCACAATCTAAACATCCATGCATTCCTTCAAATCTATTTCTTAATAAAAATATACTAACTATTACAATTGCTAATATAATTAATTTTGTTGATTGTTCTAAATTACTTTTATATAATTCATTTAGTAAATAAACAACTATAACTAATGTTATTAATTCAAATATCATATATATTATCTATATATAAAATATTATTTTTCTATTAAAAAAAATTGATATATTAAATATATATTATTTAACTATTTATATTAATATTATTAATAATGCCTGTAGCCAAGAAACAACCTCCAGCAAAAAAGACTACTGAAACAACTGATGATACCTCATTAGATTTTTCTACTATAGCAGAATATAAAACAATATTTATGAAATATAATGATCAATTATTAGATATTTTAAAACAAATGAAAGAATTAGATAATAAACGAGAAGAAATTATTACTGTTTTAAGAAATCTAAATAAGAAAAGAAAAGAAAAATTACCTGATGCTATTAAGGAAGATGATGATTTAAATAATTTTGATAATGATTCTTCTGATGATGATGATGAAAATGAAAATGATAATGATAATAATGATGATGATAATGAAAATGATGAACATGATGAACCACCTCCAGAAACTAAACCTAAAACTGTAACAAAAAAATCTAATACTACTTCTGAAAAGAAAGAACCAGTTAAACCTGTTGCTAAAACTACTTCAAAAACTGTTAATTCAAAAAATAAACAACAAGTAGATAATAATCAAACAAAAGAAGAAACTCCATCTGAAGTAAAAGAAGAAAAACCTAAACCAACTCCAAGAACAAGAAAACCTCCAACTAAAAAATAATTTATTTATTAAAAAATTGATTTAATATAATATAACATATATTATACTTATTGTATTTATTATTTATGAAAGAGTGGGATGTAAAATATGACAGGTATATAAGTTATAAAAAAAATATAACTCTTTTGTGTTCATCATCTTCTCTTTCTTCTACTAATGAATTTGATGATATAAATAGTCAAATTGAACAACAAAATAATATTGTTGAAGAAATTAAACCAAATGATTCTTCAACTCCTCTATTTAATAATCATGATAAATCCATTACTAATATTGATCATGATAAACCTCTTAGTAAAATGTATTCTAAATGTACTAATAATATTAACACAATTAATTCTAATATAAATAATAAACCAATATATGATAATACATATATTTATAATTCAAATATTAAATCAATATTTGATGATATATGTATCAAAAAACATAAATTTAATACTAAAGAAATATATGATGATACATATATGGAAAAATATAAATTTAATACTAAGGAAATATATGATGATACAAATAACAATAAATATAAATTTAATACTAAGGAAATAAAAAAATTTGATAAATAAATAGAATAACAGTTAATTATTAATTTATTTTAAAATGGATTTAACATGGAACGATAAATATGAAAATTTTTTTAATATATTAGTAAATATTAAAAGTAAAATAAAAAATGAAGTTGGATTAGCAACCGAAGAACTAAATTTTTTAGAAACATTTGATTATTTCCTTCCTATATTCAATAAACATTTTAAAAAGAAAAATGATATTAGATCAGATATTATTCCTGAAAATACTAATTCAAATATTCATGATTCATATAAATCAAATGATCAAGAAAATTTATATAAATTAAATGATCAAGAAAATTTATATAAATTAAATGATCAAGAAAATTTATATAAATTAAATGATCAAGAAAATTTATATAAAT